CTATTAGTGGCACATACAAGTGTCAATTCATAAGGAGTTCCAGTCAATCCATTTCTTTCTAACTGAAACTTAAATAGTGCTTCTTTCAGAATATCTACATTTGCAGAAGATTGCTGTGATGATGAGAAGAAACCAGATGCTAGAATTCTTCCACCACTCACAGTTCCTCCATCAATCTTATATTCTACAGCACTATCTGCACCAGCACTGACCCAAGTGCCTCCACTTGTAGTTGCTGATGCTCTCACTTGCCAGTTGTATTCTGGTCCATTTCCAGTGCCCATCAGTGATAGTGCGGTCAAAATTACAATCGCATCTAATCTATTTGGAGAAGTTTTGAGACGAATAGAAATGACAGGATAATAGGTGCCAGCAGGAGTTGGTAAATCTACTGGTGCTGTAATTGGAGTATTCACTGCCTGCTGCAATCCACGCAATTCATAACCACCTTCTGAAATTACAGAAGAGCAAACTTGTTTGAGAGTGCTACTGCTTGTAGTAATTCCAGTATTAGCAATCTCATATCTCAAAGGAAGTGATGCTGTTGTAATATAAGTTGATTGAATTCTATTTGCGTGATGGAATGAGTGTGCGTGAATAAACTTCCCATCAATCACAAATCCCATTCTGACTGTGCCAAGACCTAACCACTCAATATCCATCCAAAGAATTTGTGCTTTGGTAATATCTAATGTAACACCAGAAACCCCAGTGCCATCTAACTTATCAATATTCCAATCATCTTGTGCTACCTCTGTTTGTGTTCCAGTAGATAAACTTCTCTCCACAAAATAAGGTGTTGTTCCATTAATCTCAAAATACATTCCATTATCAGCACCAAAATATCCAACTCTCTGTCTTAGATTTTCTTTTGGTGCAGCAGGAACATAAGTATTCAACACAAGCAAAGATTTGCCTGGTTGATATGAGAATGTCTTTGTAGTCTCTCTAATTACTGAGCAACCAGCAGTAGTTCCAATACCAATATTGACTAATCCTTGAGCAGTTACAAATCCGACTGTAGAACCAGTTCCTACAATCAAACTATCCCAAAGATTGTTGTCTTTATATCTGTGAGAACTATCAAATAGAGTAAGAGGTTGAGATATTCTGGTTCTTCCAAAAGCATCTGGATTTACACTTACAGGAAATCTATTGAGATTATCAACAACATTCCCATCCCTTGTTGCTATCAAAGGAACTTCAAAAAGTGTTCTTTCTTGATTTAGAAAGTCCTGTGTATTCTTATTCCACTGTGCCATGAATTAAACCCAATCTAGTTTTGCTGGATGATATCTCTTAGAATCTTTTACTTGAATATTTTTTGACTCAGAATTGATAGGATAAATTTGATGTACGATTGCACCAGGATACTGACTTTGAAGTTCTTCTGCTAATCTTTCTCTACTTGGAATACCATCTTTTGCATTAAACTCCATTCTATAAAGTTGACCTTGCCATACAAGATCTGCAGCAAAATCTTCTCCAACCTGTTGGGGGGAAGATGAACCGCCAATATTTAATGTTCCATTGAAGTCACCATTAATTGTGACGCTTTCTGAAAGAAACTGATTAAAACTTTTCATATTAGCAGTTCCAAGCTCTTAGACTCTTATTTATTCTGCTATTTGGATCACTAGCAGTTTTAGATGAAGTCAATTTTTTCTTCATACCTTTCATTCGAGCGCAGAATGATGCCCTACGCTTGTTTCCAACCTTTTTGCTTGGTGCTTTAAGGTCAGATCCTGGATTTTCTCTTTCGTAAGACTTACGTCCTTTTTCGTTGAGTCCTCCTTTTTTATTTTGTCCTTCTTTTCTTGTCCAAGCTGCTCCTTCACCAATTACTCCTATGTTTAGTAGATAGTTTCTGCGTCGCTTCTCAGCACTATCATATGTGGTGTTGCCACCCTTAGGTTCTGGTTTGTACTCAGCCTCTTCTCTTGCAATAACATAGTTATCAGATCCAACCGTATTCATTGCGGGATAATATGCAAGAACTTTACCAGTTGGATAAATTTTTGCGACAGCGGTATTTATTTCTTCTCTAGAAGGCTGCTCAGCGCCAGAGAAGAATAATCTAATGGTATAATACTTACCATAGAAGTTTACCATTACAGTGTAAACTCTACCATTAGTCTGAACTCTTTTAATGTTTTCAGACACAGGTACACAATTGGGAACCATTTTCTTCCCTTTCTTTTTCATACCCTCTTGCTTATAACCATCCCAACACTTTTCATCTAAAATTTTTGCTACGATTGGAGATACTTTTTCTTCCATCTTATTCAATCTTGATTATTATTATTTAGAATTCCTTGCTTAATTAATTTAGAAAGTTCTGCTGTGGAACCGACAAATAAGGAATTATTTACTGTTGTTGGTCTTGCATGTTTTTCATCAAGATCCTTCATTTTCTTTTGAAGATCCATTAACTTATCAGCAACATCAGCGACGTTTTTGATTAACTGTCCAGCAACCTCATAAGCTCTAGGGTGATCTGAACTAGTTGCAACTTCCAAGATACCATCTACAGCTTCTTGCCCCTTCTCAATCAAGGCATAAAGCTGACCTCTAGTATATTCATAGTCTTTCTGAGGTTCTTCAACTTTAATAATTTTTGGTTTTTCAGATTTAACTATTTCTGAAGACTCAACCTCAGACTCAACGTTTAAAGCGTCACTAATTTTGTCGAAAGTATTCATGCTAGAGATCTACATCTGTTTGCTGTGATGGACTATAAGTTTTAAAATCTTGGAAGAATGAAACAGTCTCATTAAATCCAAAATCGTCACCAGCTTCTACTAACGGATCATCAGCAGAATTTACAACACCATCGTTGTTATAATCTTGCAACGCCTTAGGTGTTGCCGTATAACGTACTTCACGCTTTGCAGTTGTTGTAGTGTTACCGTAGTAATCAACTGAAACCTTCTTAATAAGCTTATCTGCCGAATCAACAACAGGCCCAATAAGAGAAGTTTTTGCTGTGAAGTTTAATGTATATATAATAACCCTGCCTTGATCGAAGGATCCTTCATAATTATCATCTGGTGGATCCACAGAATCCAAGATAATAGGAATATCTCTTTTTTCTCCAATTGATTCAACCAAGTTAATAGTTACATTGAAAGCTGGCTGGAAATATGGTAGAATCTGTTCAATAATCTCAAGCACATCTTCCTGTGCTTGAGTCATGATAGAAAGCTGAAATTTGATATTATATGGAACTGGCATGAAGACTTTTTGTAGTCTTGCATTATTATCAACCGCTTTAAATGTTTGCGTTACACTGCTTTTTCTTGAAGGGTCATATTGTATTCCCTTCATTTCAAATGCAAGTCTTGGAAGAGTTATAGTTCTTTTCTTATTTAAATCAGGCTGCTGTTCAATTCTTGCTAAGAACTTTTGTGTTGGGCCATAAGCAAGAGGAACTTTCATAGCCGATACGACGTTACCGTTAGAGTCTTCTTTTCTAACTTCAATGTCATTGAACAAAGTACCAAACCCAATGATAGTTTTTCTTATGATTTGGTGATAATAGTAATTTCCTAACATCAGTATTCTCCGAATGGATTATTTTCTGTAAAATCTAATATTCCGTCTGCTTCTGTTTCAATAAGTTCATTCTGCGAGGCATTTTCCTCGTCATTATAATAATCGGCAGTGTATAGTATGTATCTTCCAGTTGATCCAATTCCTGTATGATACGTCGCTGCAGACCCTACAATTACTTCACCAGGAATAAATCTTCCAGACAATCTGTAAATTTTAAGAACCTTATTGACGGCATCCCAATCCTTAACAATTGCCTGTGTACCAGATGTTTCTCCAGTAATAACTTCATTGTATAGATAATTTCCAGTAGAAATACCTGGAGGTAAAATGCTGATATTTGGTGCAGTTGTATAACCAGCTCCTGCATTAGTAATATAAATGCTGGAAACAAAGCCATTTGCAATTCTAACTTCTGCTGTTGCAGTTAAACCAGATCCAGATAGAGGTGGATCGATAGTTATCGTCGGAGCACCTGAATAATTAGCTCCAGCATTATTAATCTGGATATTTGAGATAGTTCCGTCAGCGATTGAGGCAGTGGCAATACCACCACTTCCACCACCACCGCTGATAGTAACTGTTGGAGCTGCTGTATATCCACCACCAGGATTTGTCAATACTATTCGTTCGATTGACAATGCTGATGTGAATCCAACAGAAGATCTACTAGTTGTAATAGCAACTGCTGTTGCAGTAAGACCACCAGACGGAGCTGCAGAGAATGTGACCATTGGTGTTGATGTGTATCCATATCCATCATTTACTAAGTGTACTTGACTTACTGCTCCTGCAGGAATAATAGTAGTTCCAGCACCAGCAGTATTTGCAATTCCAGTCAATGT